GCTCATAATAATCACAGCTTTCTCCAAAGCAGTATGCGTGTCCATCTGGATACCTCCCTAAGTTATCTTTAGAGCCACACTTCGGACATGGCTCATGTATCACTTTTTGGTGAGCTCGTTCATCCATAGTTCAGGTATGCTCCTTTCAGCATAAAGAAACCCATGCTTTTCACACCATGCTGCATACGTTGTCTTTGAGCCTTTATAAAGTTTTTGTCTGGAATTTGTAAATATGAATCGTAAATCTAAATCCGGATATTGCTTTTTGATTAACAGGTGTTTGGTTCTGTCCTTTGCCAAGAACCTACCCTTTGTCTCAATATATATCTTACCTTCTAAAATAAAATCAGGAGTATAATGTCTAGGCTCAGAGATATACTTGATTCTTTCGGTTTCATAAGTCCAAGCTATATCCTTGCAGTGTTCCAACTGCTTTGCTATGGACTCCTCTAGACCACTTCTATACCCCTCTCGTATACCTCTGAGCCTTTGTCTTTTAGTTCGCCACATTACTCTTGATCCTATCCTCTTTTAATCCTCGGAGTAGTTTACTAACTTGAGAAACTTCGTAAAAAATCTCCCTCGGAAAACTCCCTGCTTCAACCATGAACTCCACTTGTATTATGAATTCATATAGCGTTAAATCAGGGAGCTCCCTTACGTTATCCGCAACATCCGCAGCCGTATACTTTTTTAACTCCTCGAAAGAAGGCATCATTAGAAGTCCTCGTATTTATCGTCATCATCATCTTCCTCGATCTCCACAGCCTCCTTACGAGTTTCTTCTTCGACTGCTGCCTGAACAAAACCTTCATCTTCTTGATCCCATTTGACACCAGCCGTATATTCCACCAAGTCAAGCACTCGGACCGCTTTCATTCTCAGAGTAACTCCACCTTGTCCTTGGCTAAACGGAATAGCTTGATACGCGATCCTAAGCTGACTGCCACCGCCTACTTGAGCTCTCATCCTGTTTCCCTTAGTGTCTGTTAAAACAGGTTGCTGTTTAATATGATTACCATTGACTTTAATCATAGCCTTCATTTTAAATTTAACCTTGTAATTACCAGTGGGCTTTTCGTCCTCCCCAAGTTCTTCCTTGATAGGATTGTGCTTGCCACCATTCATTAGAGGGTTAACGATTTTTTCAATGTTTGCAACATCTTTCTTGTTAAAAATAAGATCAACTTGGTAGACCCCATCATCATCAAACCTAGTGTCAGGCTTGTTTAAATGAGGATACGAGGCGATTCCCACAGGTGTAAAATTAATCGGAAATGATTCTTTCTTTTTCATGGTTATATTTCTCCTTGAATAAATTTTTCTGCACCCCCAAACTCAGGGATTTTTTTTAACTTACAATCTATACGCATATTATCTACAACTCCCATAACGTCACTGAATCTCCTTTCAAACTTATGATGATATAAACAATTAAAAACAGAACTGATTATAGCACACTTTTCAGCTTTAGTAAAGCCTTCAAGACTACTTACTACTAACATCATACCTTCTGATACTCGCTTTGCATCTGTGTTAGCTAAAAAAGAACTCTGCATCTTTCACCTCATTAATATTTAAAGTTCCATACTTCGGTAATTCCGGTAATGCTTCGGTCTGCTCCTCAGAAAACTTGAGAAGCACATCTTCTGAGTAGAGCTCAATAAAAGTTTTTCTCAAGACTGAGCTGAGAATTTCCATATCGCAAGCATGGGTCCCAAACGAATCGTGTATCACAGCAAAGCTCTGAATGTCTGCATAAGCAGCAATAACAGTTTTCATTAAATGACAAGCATCCAAGCTATGCACAAAATTAGGGGCTATCCCATTTGCCTGTTTATGTTTATCCAGCTTGTCGGTTAAACTATGAGCTGAAAACAAAGACACCAGCTTTCCATTTAAAACAGTTTTAACTTGTTTTACCACAGGCTTCATGTACTTTTGTTTAACTATAAAACCAGTGGGAACCGTCCAGTAGATAGGCTTGCCTTCCTTGCTCATTACTTTAGCACAATCCTGGAGCCATTTCATACCTTCCCTCGCTGACACCACCACATCTCCAATGGAAGCGTAAATATGGTTAGCCAAATATTTACAATATTTCCAGATGTCTTCATCCTTGTTAACCGTAGGAAACTGAAGCCCCTTATCAAGCTGCTTCTTATATTCCTCATAGAGCTGATCTCTCATTCCATATAAGGTAGCTCCATAAGGAGTTGTCATTACCGGACGCTTGATAAGAGCTCTGTTTATATCCCCTTCCTCTAAGATAGCTTCTGGATCATTCTTAATTTTTTCTTTAACTACCTCTGTCACTATACCATAAATATCCTGAGGGTTATCTGAAGGACACAGGTTTACCGCGACTCCCCCTTTGTGGTCTTTCAGCATAGCTGAGAAATGTTGCAGTCCATTACAGGACCCATCCACAGTAATAGGTAAAGGGCTCCTGTAGTCTTTGTTTTTTTCTGCTTTAACAAACTCAATACAAGCTCTCAGGAATTGCCAAGGTTTATCTGCATCCATCCACCACTTGTTTTCTAGAGGATCTAAACCTATATCCATAATATCCTGTTCATGCAACAGAACCCATTCTACTCGTTCCTCTAGCGACACCTTATCGTACCCATAGCAGTTAGCTAAGTGTACCATCAACCAAGGCTTGCCTGAGTTTCCCATAGGTTTCCCTTTCGAGAACTCCAGCAAGCCTCTGGCTGAGTCTTCCCCCTGAGGATTAAGGAAGGCGGTATTCGCGTAGAGTCTGCCTCTGAAATCCAAGGTATGAGGAAAGTAAAAAACTTTTTCATCCTTGAACTTTCTTGCAGTCCACATAAGCTGACTAAATTGTATTCTTTTGGTTTTCCTTCGGACATTATCAGTGTGCATCAAAGTTGCTTTACGTTTCCAGTTTACTTGTTCTTCTTTAGTTCCCTTTTTAGGATAGGGTTCTTCCATAGTATGTTCATGGAATTCAGGGATCACTTTAGAGCTGGCTTTGGAAGTAAACAAGTGTTCCATAATCTCATAGACTTCCTTGTTGATCTTCCAGCCTGTCTCTTGAACCATATTCACAGCTTTAAATACGTCAGTAGGTTTCGTGGCATTGATAAGCTCAAGATAAGACTGATCCATAGTCTTCACCAAGTTCATGCCTGTATAAGTGTAATAACCTCCTGTATAAACCGACTCCCATTTTCTAGGAGGAATAAGACAAGGCAGCGTTACCGGATTATACAGCTCACAAATAGAATTTTTCTTTTCAATCCACTTAATAGATTCCTCCGTAGCCTCTAACCAATAGATTGTCCTTCTATTTTGTTCTTGTGCAGTACGCAATACAATCTCAAATAGCTTGGTAGCATCACACACTAAGGACACCATCATTTGTCCTAGCCTCACCTTATTTCCAGGTAGCCAGTTTTTCCAGCTAATACCAGCTTTCTTTTCAGAATGAACCAGAACCCTTTTTTGTTTTCGATAGTTAGTAGTTCTCTTGTTTAAGTCTCTTGTTACCACTCCATATAACGCTGGATTAGCTTTCTGGAAGAACCTGAACCGCGCTTCATCTTCTAAGAAAGCTCCTATCTCATGGGCTATTTTCACCAGCTTTACAGGTGTTGACAAGTGGTTAACGCAGGCTTTCAAGCTAAGAAAGGCTATCACATCTGACGGCAGCTCGAATAGACGCGCTATTGCGTCTGTTGAGTGTGTTGTAGGTGATCCAGTATTATACTGTTTCTTTAGCTCAACAATCTCTTTTTCTATTTTACCCACACCTTTCCTGAGAAACTGGATTCCAGCAGGAGTTGTGGATTCGTGCTTACCCTTCTTAGCTTGCCTGTTCTCCTCTCGAAATCGTTTGACTCCAAGAGCTACCATTTCATCTTCTAGGTCTTTTTGTCTTTGAAACATTTAGACTCCTATACAGTTCTCTTGAGTACATAGCAGTAAACACAAAGTCTCCCACCAAGAACCCATACTGCTTGGTAAACACCCACCAAGACAAGAAGCAGAGGTTACACAGGATTCCTGAATACAGAGCATACTTAGCCTGTCTATTAATAAGCCGAACAGACCAAGCAGCCCATACTGTTAAAGTAAACTCTACTGTGTAATTGATAATCATTTTCTGTACGTTTTTTTAGTTGTAGCTCTCCAAGGACCTCTTACCATGACAGGATAATTAGTGTCTGTTAAATAACAAACTTCCTGCCCCATAGACATATCATGGTAAACCGCCCACCCTTCCTTGGTAGGCTTGGTGTGGCAAGGAACCTGAATAGAACTATAACTGGCCTTTACTCCAGACTTATAAGTCACCACCAGTTGATTAGGAACTTCATTGATTCCCCAATGCACTCCTTCGGAAGCTGGAGGTATTAACAAAGTTAAAGTAATTAGAATTTCATTCATCTGCTTCATTTGCTATGTCTAATATTTCACCAACCATCATTTCTCCTGTTTCTATGCCTTTGTAATAAGCTCTCTCCAACTGACGCATTAAATCAGGTTTGCTAATTACAATTTCATCTTCTTTTAATGTTACGTTCCTTTTATTAAACTTCAAAGTATTAGCAGCCATGATGTCTCCTTGTATTAGTCTAGTTTTCCACAGTTTTTATTAGTTGGAGTACAATGCTCAAACTTCCAGTTATCCATTACTGTCGTATCTGGTTTATGGTAGTACCACCCAATAAACGCCACTGTAAGAACAAGAACTGCTACAACAATTTGTAAACCCTTTGTATTCATTTCAAACTCCACAGTATTAAAGTTTTTCTTACACCACTCGTAGTTGGTGTTACTCTATGCCAAGCCTCAACCGGAAACGTAGCTACCATGCCTTGTTGCTTAGGTATAGCTAGAATCTTAGCGCGATCCTTGATTTCCAGGATGCCCCCTTCATAGTCTGAGGGTTCCGATAGCTGAAGCACTGCTGCCTCAACTCTAGCTTTCATAATCTTATCACCATTTCCTACGTCTTTATGCCAATCATAATGTCCTCCTGTATGATATACGGTGTACTGCATACTTTGTAAAGCTCCGAAAGGTAAGCTGTCAGCAAAGACCTCTAGAGCTTTATTAAAGAGCCACCAACTCGCCTCGCTAGGATGAATCCAAGCTATCTTAGCATTACGGACCTTATGATCTAACTTATCGTTTTTGATAAGTCCTTCAGTATGAATTAAGCTGTCTCCTAGTTGAACTACTTGGTTCACTTCATCTGCACTAAATAGAGAGTCAATACAATTTATTTTCATACACTTATTGTACTTTATTTGTCTACTGTATGCAATAGCCTATTTTAATGTTCTCTTGACATTTAGCTCATGCTTTAGTTCTTTAACCTCCTGAGCTATGTCCTCCTCATCTCTAGCTTCCAACTCAGCCCAACTTATGTATTGAGTCAATTCTCCCTTTTTATTATAAACTTTAACTGGATAAATCTTAGCTGCTCTTTCGCTGCGTGGTACATACATAGTGTTACTCCTTTAGTTAGTTATAAGCTTATATAGACTAATATAAGTCTACATAAGAAGTATAGATTATTACTAGTGTTACTACTAGTATACTAATAGTAGACTAAGGTTTAATCGTAATGCCTGTCCTTTGGTTCTCTACAAGTTCTCTTATTTCTAGCTTTAGCCTAGCTTCTAGATAGTCTAAAGAGGACTTAGAAACTCGTTCGTATTTGTGCAAACGAGTATTCCTGGATTCATGCGCGATCATAAGAACGTGCCGTTTAACTTTTGCTCGGTTAAGTAAACTCATAAATAGTTATCCTTATTGATAAATGGATTAATAATGT